AAAATCACATCCTTTTACTCCATTATATCACATCGGAGCTGGGAATACAACAGAAAGGAAGATGAAACATGAATACCAACTTACAAACATGGAACTATGAAAGTTCCGAAGTCCGTACCATTCAGAAAAACGGCGAACCGTGGTGGGTGCTGGCGGACGTGTGCAAGGTGCTGGATTTGTCCAATCCATCAAAAGTTGCGGACAGATTGGAACCTGATGAAAAGGCTAACTTTGAGTTAGGGTTACGTGGTGGTGCTACAAACTGCATCAATGAATCCGGCTTGTATGCTGTAATTCTCAGGTCGGACAAACCGCAGGCGAAACCGTTCCGGAAATGGGTTACCAACGAAGTCCTGCCGTCTATCCGCAAGCACGGTGCGTACATGACAGATCAGACACTGGAACGAGCTCTGACCTCGCCGGACTTCCTGATTGAACTCGCCACGCAGCTGAAAGCGGAGCAGGCACAGCGAAAGCAGCTGGAAACCACCGTTGCCGTGCAGAACCAGCAGATCGCAGAGTTACAACCCAAGGCAAGCTACTATGACGTGGTGCTGAACTGCAAGGACCTGATCTCTATCGGCAAGATTGCAAAGGACTATGGGTGGAGTGCTCAGAAGCTGAATGAATATCTCCACAAACACGGCGTGCAGTATAAGCAGGGCAAAACGTGGCTGCTGTATCAGAAGTATGCGGGCATGGGCTACACCAGCACCAAGACGCACACCTACCACGGCGACGACGGTAGGGAACACGCTGCGGAACCGCACACCTACTGGACACAAAAGGGACGGCTTTTCATTTACGATCTGCTGAAATCAGACGGTGTCTTTCCGCTGATCGAACGGGAAGCGGCGTAACTGACAGGCAAAGAAAACCCGTTTCCCGCCTGTAGGGAAAACGAAACAGAAAGGGGGTGAAAAGGTGTGGAAATCACAATAAAAGGCACAGAAAAAGAAATTGCCGGTCTTGTACTGGAATTACAAAACCGACAAATTGTGGTGACTAATGTATTAAAGGATCCACCCGGGTTGACCGCTGGAGCTATCTACGAGGCTTGCCGCAATCACCTCGCTAAAGAAGACAAGTAGTTGATCAAATTTGTCTGTGAAATGCTCACTATACTGAACGGTAACGTCCTTTAGAAGTACGTATTCTCTTACAGCACCATCTTCTTCTAATGCTTTACACAATCCGGAAAGAGTAGCAGATTCATCATTGACTGATGCAACAGTTCCGGTTATTCTACCACAACCAGTTACAAGTGCTATTCTGCATTTGCCTTCAGCAATTTTGCACATGGAATGCAATGCAATTTCTCTTTGATTCATTTTTATCACCTCCTTTCTATTTCTAATTGTAGCATGAAATATTACAAAAGTCAAGTGCAAATCAGACAGAAAGGAAACAAATGAAACGAAAAGATTACAATTACCCGTTTCTCGAATACGAGATCAAACGCAAAGGCGTTAAGAAAAAGGCAATGGCACAGGTACTCGGCGTAGACGAAGGGACACTCTGGCACAAAACGTGCGGAAAGCGTTCGTTCACCGTGGAGCAGGCAATTTTCATTCAGAAAACGTGGTTTCCGGAAACGCCGATTGAAGTGCTATTTCAGCACAGAGGAGGTGAAGAAAATGACACAACTAAAAGCAATCCTCTCAAAAAGAGGAATGACACAGAAAATGCTTGCCAACAGCTTAGGCGTAACGGAGAATGCTGTCAGTAACTGGGTAAAAGGAAAGCGAGAACCAAGCATTGCAACCATTGAGAAATTGGTATCCTTGCTGGATTGTACAGCAGATGACTTGCTGGGGATACAGCAAGGAGCAGGCAGCGAACCAAAACGGATTCCTTATACGGTCGAACTCAGAGGCGATGTAAGCCGACTGCAAGGAGTGATGAACGGCTTAGAGGCACAGATGGATACGATCACCAAGAAGATGGAACACATTCTCGACTTAAAAAAGACCATCGAGTAAGTCGTCAAGCATGTTTTCGGCATCTTTGAGTGCATCTGTAAGATTGGTGTCATCGATAGAAATTTCCTGTTTGCAATGCGGACAAATCACACTACTTTTTCCGGAACCTATAGTGATTTTGATTTCTTTGTTGCAGTTCGGGCAGTCAATTTCAATTTCCTGACCATCAAGCAAACCATTACTCATAAATATCACCTCCTTCAATCAAATTATACCACAAAGTGGTGATAAATTCAACTGCTTGCACAGAGAAAATTGAACAATTGTAAAAGAAGAGAGGTGAAAAACAGTGAAAACCAATGAAAAAAGCACTCTGTATCTGTGTGATCCACAGAAAAATACAGAGTGCCAAAAAGGAAATTGTCAGATGCCGAACGGCTGCTTTCTTACCACAAGGAAAGAATTTGCCGTAACCGATGAGAATGAAAATCCTATAATTGCGACTGAATTATAGCAAGAGAAAACGATACCGAGGAGGTGAAAAACAGTGAAAACCTATATCCTATACGACACCTACGAAACCGGTGTTGATCTCGGTGAAGAGATCGGTTGCTACAACAGCTATGAGGAAATGCGAAAAGCGGCAAGACAGCGGATAGAGGACACGGACGGCGAATGCAGGCTGCAATATGTTGTCCTTGGCGAGTAATCAGGGAGGAGCGAGAAAAATGTATAAAAATTTTAGAATTTACAGAACGGAAACCGGTACGTTTATTTTGAAAGCGGATAGCAAGCGTTTTGGCAAGCAGGCAATTATTTTTGAGCATTACGACTGTAATGCAGTTGTGAAGTATATGCTTGAGAACTACACCAACAAGGACGGCAAAAGAATAAAAAACATGAGATGGACAGATTTAGTGTACCGAAAGGCAATGTCGACTTGCAATATTCCAAATAATCCATGGTACACAGCATAACAAGACACACGCTGTCCTGAGCATGACGTAAAACCGCTTACCAACATCTTCAATCTTCAATCGCCATTGTGGCGAATACCTCCTTTCTTATCCATGCGGCAGTACTGGCAATGCTGCCGCAGATGGGGCGATGAGTATCAGCCGGGTGCAACTCCCGGACGCTCCGCAATTCCGCAAAGCGAGGTGAATCATATGAGCAATACCATGACGAAACAGGTGGACAGGACGGACAGAGAGCAGTATCTGGAAGCCTGCCGGAGCTATGCGGCGGCAACGTCGCCCATGGACAGTCTGGCACTGGCACAGCTGGCGATCGCTGCGATCTTCGCCGGAATGCAGATCGGCGAGCAGAACGCTGCACGCACACAGAAAGGAGCATAACATGGCAAAAACCAACCTGAAAGAGATGCCGGTGGAAGTTCGTTCTTCCGGCAAAGAACCGCAGAACGACTTCTTCGCAGCATTTCTGGAGTACGTGAAGCAGCACGCCGATGAAGCAATCGCTGCGGTAGAGGCACAGAAAAATGCCGCAAAGTAAATCAAGAACGTGAAAGGAGGTATCATCATGGAAACCCAGAAGAAACACATTGAGATCATCATCGACATTAACGCCGCTGAACACACAAGAGAAGTACAGATTAAGGCAGAAAATGTGTCCTTAAAAGATCTGGTCAGCAACTATGTTAAAGCTGCAAAGGACGTTGCTGGAGTAGTCGAGGACAACAGCAAGACCAGTAAGAAACTTACATTACAGGCAATGGCAGCAAGTCTGGTTGCAATTGCTGCTATGTCAGACAAGGAGGAAACCTAAATGCTGCAATCCGAATTCGACCGGCTAACCGATCGCCCGTACACAGAGGCGGAGTTCAGCGAGATCCACTACGTCTACTGCTACCACCCGGCGGTCCGGAGCAAGAAGGACATCGCAGACCTGTGGACCATCGGCGGCATCTGCCTCATCAAGGACATGTGGCCCACCGCACGGCGAGTGGAAGAAGCAGAGCACAAGCGGAACGCCGCCAGAACGGCATACGAGCACGCCAGAGATGCGTATAACGAGCTGCTGCAGGAGCTGACGAAGTAACACGAGGAGGACTGACACATGACCATCAAACACAAGCACATCAACACCAACGGCGACACAGAGTACACCGTGGAGCATCGCCCCAGCTTGAAATGCTGCGAGGCGTACCGGAACGAGAACGGCGACGTAGAACTGACAATGCACTGGCAGGACGTGCTGTTCCTGCCGATCGGAGGCAGCCATGGCAAGACCGACCACTGAGAAGATCTGCATCACGTGCGGCAAGCCGTTTTTGCCCAACGGCGGACGGCAAAAGCGGTGTCCGGACTGCAAAGGCGACAAGCCCAGAGCAGGACGGGACACGCTGACCGCAGCTGCACAGGCAGCCGCAGAACTGGGGATTTCCTACGGGAAGTATGTCGCAATGAGCGAAGAAGAACGTAACAGAGCCAGGGAGGAAAAGACAATGGCAGAACAGGAAAAGACCGCAGAAGTAGGTACTGTCAAGGTACAGACCGCAGAAAATCAGGTACAGCAGGTACAGGAGCAGGTACAGCCGGAGCAGGACACATTGCAGGAGTACATCCGCTATCTGAATCAGCAGGAAACGGAGCTGACCGCCCGTCTGGAGCATATCCGCATCGCACTGGAAGAGGCTGCGGCGTATGACGGTGTGCGGCACAGTGGCTGGCGGCAGCACAAAGAAAACCCCCGCACCGGCGGCAACCGGTAACGGGGGCATAGGTAAAAAATAACCATACCTATCATACCACGAACGGAGGAATTTGTCAAATGAAAACCGAGAAAACTGTAACCTGCCACTCAGACGCATACGTCTACGCGACAGCGATCGAGAGTATCCGGCACGACGACACGCTGGACAAGGTGATGATGCGGGACATTCTGCGGCGGCTGATCGCCGACTTCGACAAAGCAGTCATAGCTGACAAGGACAAAGCAGCATTCGAGGAGGCATGCAAGCGTGGCTGAGAAACACATCGGGCAGACGAACGGGGCGTTTACCGTCCGCTACCCCTGCGGCAAGCTGACACTCTGTCTGGAAACGTTCTTTCCGGTAACGCAGAAGAAGGCTCGGCAGCTGTTTCGCCTTATGAAAGAGAACAGCGAGGAAACTGAAGTGCAGGAGCTGCTTGTGTACTTACACAGACGGGCAGAACGCCTGCCGCCGGAATCCGCCAGAACTGCGGAACGCTGCCGGAAGAACGCCGCTCTTTTGTCTAAGATCACAGGCGTATCTATGAAAGACGGTGATGCTTTTGGGCTTTCCTTGGAAAACTAGTATCCCCATACGCTGTCCTTACTGCGGCAGCATCGAGAACGACGGCCACACCTGTAAATGGTGTTGCAATATAATCAATTTTACGGAGGTAAAACATCATGGAAATCACAATGACACTGACAGTCACACCGGAACAGGCGGCGGCGATCGCCGGTCTGCTGGCGGGCAGCAAGCCCCTGAATCCGCCGGCACCGCCCTTGCAGTCTGAACCGCTGCCGACAGCATCTTCGCAGCCGGCTCCGGTCGCAGCTCCGCAGCCTGCGGCCGTACCGGCTCCGACAGCCGTTCCCGTTAACACTGCGGTGCCGGTACAGCAGGAACCGTTGCCGACCGGCATTCCCACACAGGTGCGTGTCTACAGCGTAAACGATCTTGCAATCGCCTGCCGTCCTCTGATGGAAGCAGGCAAGCAGCCGGAGCTGCAGGCACTGCTGGCGGAGTTCGGTGCACCGGCAGGGCTTGCCTCTGTTCCGGAGAACCGTCGGGCAGAGTTTGCCGGAAGACTGCGGCAGATGGGAGGGCAGATCTGATGCCGGAAGAACACGCATTCTTATCCGCCTCCGGTGCACATCGGTGGATAAACTGCACCCCGTCCGCTGCACTGGAGAAACAGTTTCCCGACACTGCCGGCAGCTATGCCGCTGAGGGAACGCTTGCCCACAGTCTGGCAGAGCTGAAACTGCGTAAGCAGTTCGAGATCATGAAGCCCTCGGCGTACAAGCAGCGGCTGGCAGAGATCCAGTCGGACGAGCTGTATCAACGGGAAATGGACGGCTACACAGACACCTATGTGGACTACATACGCAGCTTGTGCATGGCGTTTGCCGGAACGCCGTATGTAGTCGTAGAAAAGCGGCTGGACTTTTCCCAGATTGTCCCTGGCGGATTCGGTACAGGGGACTGTGTGATCCTGTACGACGACACGCTGCACATCGTAGACCTGAAATACGGGAAAGGTGTGGCAGTGTCGGCGGAGAACAACCCGCAGCTGCGGCTGTATGCCCTCGGTGCCGTGCAGGAGTACAGTCTGCTGTACACGATCAGACAGGTGCAGATGCACATTGTACAGCCACGGCTCGACAACATCTCCACAGATAGTCTGACCGCTGACGAATTGCAGCAGTGGGGCGAACGGGTAAAGCCGCTTGCAGAACAGGCGGCAAAAGGCACCGGAGAATTCCACGCAGGGGACTGGTGCCGGTTTTGTCGAGCAAAGGCACAGTGCCGTGCACGGGCGGTACAGATGCTGGAGATCGGCAAGCGGCAAACGGATACCCTGCTGTCTGATGCAGAGATCGGCAGTATCCTCACGGCAGCACAGTCCCTGCAAAGCTGGGTAAAGTCCTTGGAGGAATACGCCGAAAGGCAGCTGATCGCCGGCAAGGAGATCCCCGGCTGGAAGCTTGTGGAGGGCAAGTCGAACCGCACTCTCACAGATGCCGACGCTGCATTTTGCGTGCTGGAACAGTCCGGCTATGATGCCGCCTTGCTGTATGAAAGAAAGCCGCTGAATCTGACGGCATTGGAAAAACTGTGCGGCAAAAAGCACCTGACGGAACTGATCGGCGGTTACATCGTGAAGCCGCCGGGAAAGCCTACGGTCGTGCCGGCAGCAGACAAACGCAGACCGTATGCAAAGAAGAAATTAGAAGAAATGTTTGGAGGAAAATCATCATGAGTTTGAATGCAAATCAGTTTACAACGGACAAGGTAAGACTTTCTTACGTACACCTCAATCAGCCCCACAGCAGTGCTCCGGACGGCAGCAACCCGAAGTACGGTGTAACCATACTGCTGCCGAAGTCTGACGTTGCCACAAAGGCTCGTCTGGACGCCGCTTATCAGGCAGCGGTCAACGCCGGTGTCGGGGCAAAGTGGAACGGCGTAATGCCGCCGAAGATCGAAAGCCCGATCTATGACGGGGACGGTGTTCGCCCGAACGGGGAACCCTTCGGGGCAGAGTGCAAGGGGCACTGGGTGTTCACTGCCGGAAACAAGAATCCGGTGCCGATCGTGGATATTGGTCAGAACCCTGTCGTCAATGCCGGCGACATCTACAGCGGTATGTACGCCCGTGTGTGCGTATCGTTCTACGCCTACAACTTCTCCGGCAAGCGTGGGATCGGCTGCGGTCTGGAGGCGGTACAAAAGCTGGAGGACGGCGAGCCCTTGGGCGGCCATGTGTCCGCAGCAGATGCCTTTGGCGGTGCAAACGCCTATGCCGGTGCGGCTGCACCTGCGGTAAGTGCTCCTGTACAGCCGCAGGGCTATGCACAGCCGATGCAGAACCCCTATGCAGGGCAGTATCCGCAGGCGGCACCGGCACCGCAGTACACAGCGGTTGATCCGATCACCGGTCAGCCCATTTACGGTGCATGAGCCGGCATCTGAGCATCGACATCGAAACCTATAGCAGTGTAGACATCACGAAATCCGGACTGTACAAATATGTGCAGTCCGATGATTTTGAGGTACTGCTGTTTGCCTACAGCGTAGACGGTGGCGATGTAAACATTATCGATTTGGCGTGCGGAGAATCTCTGCCGGAAGAAATCGTGCAGGCGGTATTTGATCCGACTGTACAGAATCACGCATACAATGCGGCATTTGAGTGGTATTGCTTGTCAAAGTATTTTCAGATCGAGCCGGTGTCGTGGCTTTCTCAGTGGCGTTGTACACAGCTGCACGGTCTGTACTGCGGGTATACCGCCGGACTTGCCGCAACCGGCGAGGCGTTAGGGCTGCCGCAGGAAAAGCGTAAGCTTGCCACGGGCAAGGCTCTGATCCGGACGTTCTGCACGCCGCACACCCCGAACGCAAGAAACCCGACCACTCGGGTTTTGCCCCGCCACGAGCCGGAAAAGTGGCGGCTGTTTCGGGAGTACTGCAAACAGGACGTGGTGACGGAAATGGCAATTGAAAGACGGCTGTCCGCATTCCCTGTGCCGGAACAGGTGCAGCGGGAGTGGGAACTGGATCAGCGGATCAACGCTGCCGGTATCCGGCTGGACATGGATCTGATCGACGGGGCACTGCACATCGCCGGTGCGGTCACTTCCGATCTGATGCAGGAGGCGGTAACACTGACCGGACTGGAAAACCCGAACGCAGTAGGGCAGCTGAAAGGCTGGGTTGAAACACAGACCGGACTGACGGTGGAATCCTTGGACAAGGAAACCGTCAAGGAACTGCTTGCAAGATCGGAGCTGCCCGCAAAGGTGCGGCGGGTACTGGAGATACGGCAGGAGCTGGGGAAGTCCTCGGTAAAGAAGTACGAGGCAATGGTGAAAAGCGTTTGCAAAGACGGGCGTGTTCGGGGACTGCTGCAATTCTACGGGGCGAACCGTACCGGACGCTGGGCAGGGCGGCTGGTGCAGGCACAGAATCTGCCCCGCAATTACATCGAGGAACTGGACCTTGCCAGAGATATGGTAAAGGGACGGGACACGGAAATGATCGCTCTGACCTTCGGCAACGTGCCGGACACGCTGTCCCAGCTGATCCGGACGGCTTTCGTTCCGGCAAAGGGCTGCAAATTTGTTGTGGCGGATTTTTCAGCGATCGAAGCCCGTGTGATCGCATGGCTTGCAAAGGAAACATGGCGGCAGGAGGTGTTCCGCACACATGGAAGGATCTACGAAGCTTCGGCATCGGCAATGTTCGGCGTACCTATTGAAAAAATCAAAAAGGGCAATCCGGAATACGCACTGCGGCAGAAGGGAAAGATCGCAGAACTGGCATTGGGGTACGGCGGTTCCGCCGGTGCTCTGATCAACATGGGAGCTTTAAAAATGGGGCTGTCTGAGGACGAGCTGCCGGACATCGTACACCGCTGGAGAAAGGCGAACCCGAATATCACAAGACTGTGGTATCAGCTGGAGAACGCAGCCCTGCAGGCGGTGCAGACGTGTACACCGGTGGGCGTAAACGGCTGTATCTTCCGCAGAGAGGGCGACTTTGCAACAAAGCAGGATTTTCTGACCGTGCAGCTTCCGTCCGGAAGAAAGCTGTTCTATGCCCGTCCGCATATCGGGAAGAACCGGTTTGACGGCGACAGCCTGCACTATTACGGCGTAAGTCAGGCGGGTAAAAAGTGGGCGGATCTGGAAACCTACGGCGGCAAGCTGACAGAGAACATTGTGCAGGCGATTGCGAGGGACTGCCTTGCAGTGACGCTGCGGCGGCTGGAAGATGCCGGCTATCAGACGGTCATGCACATTCACGATGAGGCGGTGATCGACTGTCCGGAAGAACGTGCGGATCTGCAGGCGGCGTGTGAACTGATGCGGCAGCCGATCCCGTGGGCGGCGGGGCTGGTACTCAATGCCGCCGGATTCGTGGGGGACTATTACAAAAAGGATTAGGTGGTGCTGACGAATGCAAAACGACAGAAGGATTACCATAACCACCGGCAGCAGCCGGAAAGCCACGCAGTGGAATGCCCAGCAGCTGCGGTGGTCAGAACTCGTGGCGAAGCTTGCAACGCCTATGCGGGGAACGGAAACGTTGGAGGAATATCTGAAGCTGCCGAAACCCAAACAGGACAGCCTGAAAGATGTAGGCGGCTACGTTGCCGGCACACTGGAGGGCAGGCAGCGGAAAGCGTCCGCAGTGACAGGCAGAGAGGTCGTCACACTGGATATGGACAACATCGCTCCCGGCGGTACGCAGGGAGCCCTGCAGCGGATCGAGGGGCTGAACTGTGCCTACTGCGTGTACTCCACCCGAAAACACAGTGAGGCAACCCCCAGACTGCGTGTACTGATTCCGCTGTCCAGAACGTGCACGGCGGACGAATACGAGCCGATCGCACGGAAACTGGCGGAGTACATCGGCATGGAACAGTGCGATCCGACGACCTTTGAGGCATCACGGCTGATGTACTGGCCGTCGTGCTGTGCGGACAGTATCTACGTCTACACCTACGGGGACAAGTATTTCGCCGATCCAGACGGCATTCTGGGCATGTACGCTGACTGGCGGGACGTGAAACAGTGGGCGGGGCTGACTGCACCGAAAATTCCGCGGGGAACAAAGCAGGCAGATCCGACAGAGAAGTCCGGCGTGGTGGGGGCGTTCTGCCGGATATATGACGTGTACAAGGTCATTGCAGAGATCCTGCCGGACAAGTACACGGTGTGTGATACCGGAGATCGCTTCACCTACGCCGGCGGTACAACTACCGGCGGTGCGGTGGTCTATGAGGGCGGCAAGTTTCTCTTTTCCCACCACGCACACGATCCGGCAGGCGGCAAGCTGTGCAATGCGTTTGATCTGATGCGGCTGCATCTGTTCGGCGACAAGGACAGCGATGCAAAGCCGGATACGCCGACAAACAAGCTGCCGTCCTATCAGGCGGCGTGTGATTATGCGGTCAAAGATACCGGTGTGGCACAACTGCTGCTGCAGGAACGGTACGCCGCTGCTACGGCAGCGTTCGGGGCTGCACCTGCGGAAAATGCGGACTGGATGCAGCTGCTGCAGGTACATTCTGAATCCGGAAAGCCCCTGAAAACCACAGACAACGTACTGATTATTCTGGAGAACGATCCGAATCTGAAAGGAAAGTTTGTTTTCGAGGAATTTTCCAACCGGATCCTGTGCTTGGGTGCACTGCCTTGGAACGACAGTCCGGAGGTGCGGGACTGGACGGACAATGACGATGCCGGACTGCGGCATTACATTGAAAAGGTATACGCCGTGACCGGAAAGGACCGGATCAGCGATGCGGTGAGCCTGTGCTGTCACCGAAACAAGATCAATGCCGTGCAGGATTATCTGAAAAGCCTTCCGGAATGGGACGGCGTGCCGAGAGTAGAAACCTTGTACATCGACTATCTGGGAGCCGCAGACAGTGCCTATACCCGTGCTGTGGCGAGAACGTCCCTGACTGCAGCAGTGGCACGTGCCATGATCCCCGGCATCAAGTACGACTATATGCCGGTTCTGGCAGGTCCGCAGGGGCTGGGAAAATCCACGCTGCTGCGGCTGCTGGCACCGAAGTGGTTCAACGACAGTCTGACAACGTTTGACGGAAAGGATGCATACGAAACCATACAGGGATCTTGGATCATGGAGCTTGCGGAACTGGTGGGAATGTCCAAGGCGGACGACAACAAGATCAAGCAGTTTTTATCCAAGCAGGAGGACATTTTTCGGGAGCCTTACGGCAGACGAACGGGGCGGTACCCCAGAAGATGCGTATTCTTCGGCACGACCAACGAAGAAGAATTCCTGCGGGACCATACGGGAAACCGGCGTTTCTGGCCGGTGGAGTGCGGTGTACAGCAGCCGGCGAAAAGCGTATTTACGGAACTGGCGGCGAATGTGCCGCAGATCTGGGCAGAGGCACTCACATTGTGGCACAACGGCGAAAAGCTGTATCTGCTGCCGGAGGTAGAGGCGTACGCAAAGCAGGCACAGGAAGAACACAGCGAGCACAGTGCAAAAGAGGGTGTTATCCGGGACTTCCTAGATCGGGAGATTCCGGTGGACTGGGAGAAACAGACGCTGTTTGAGCGCAAGATGTACTGGGCGGGTGGCTTCGCCAACGACAAGGAAAAGACGAAACTGAAACGTCGGGAGCGGGTATGTGCTGTTGAGATCTGGTGCGAAGCCTTTGGCGGCGAAATCCGCTATTTCCGGAGGTCTGATGCGGCGGAGATCAATGCAATTCTGGCTAGGATCCCGGGGTGGGAACGATGCCAGAAAACCATGAGAGTAGGCTGTGCATACGGTGTACAAAAAGGATTTATCCGGTGTAACCTTCTTTGAAAAATGTAACTTTGACTAATTTATGAAAAGTTACATGTTACAAAAGGCAGTTACACGAAAATGCACCGAAAATGCGTACTTATTCCTATAATGTAACCTTGTAACTTTATTTTATATATAGATATATAAAATAGGGGAATAGGGGGATATATAATATACCTAATACGCCTGATGCGTGTATGTATACGCGTGCGTGCGTGAGGTCACAAAAACGAAAGCGAGGACTGACATGGACGATGAAAAACAAGTGGAACGCTATCTTTGCCGCTGTGTACGGCGTATCGGCGGCAGGGCATACAAGTGGACGTCGCCGGGCTGCTGCGGCGTACCTGACCGTCTGGTATTTTTCCCGGGCGGCGGGATTGTGCCGGTGGAACTGAAAGCCCCGGGGCGAAAAGGCAATCTATCCAAATCCCAGCAGCTGCAGATAAAGCGGCTGGCTGCGGTCGGCACGAAAGTCTATGTGCTGAGTACACAGGAGGAGGTGGACAAGTTCATGCAAAAGCATATCGTCAAGTATGGACTGCCGGAATGAAGTTCACGCCGCACCCCTACCAGCAGTACTGCATTGACCGGATCGTATCCGATCGGGCACTGGGGCTGTTTCTGGATATGGGGCTGGGAAAAACGGTGATCACATTGACCGCCGTACAGGAGCTGATCTATAATCGGCTGCAGGTGTGCAGGTGTCTGATCATCGCCCCGAAGAAAGTTGCCGAAGCTACATGGGACACAGAGGCGGCGAAGTGGGATCATCTGCGGCACCTGCGGTTCTCCATGATTCTGGGCAGCACACAGAAGCGGATCCGTGCAGCGTGCAGTCCGGCAGATGTCTACATCACGAATCGGGAGAATGTCGTCTGGCTGGTGGATTATTTCAAAAACGCATGGCCGTTTGACATGATCGTTATCGACGAAAGCAGCAGTTTCAAATCCAGCAAGGCAAAGCGATTCAAATCCTTGACGTGGATCCGGCCCCATGTGCAGCGGCTGATCGAACTGACCGGCACACCGGCACCGAACAGCATTCAGGATCTGTGGGCACAGCTGTATCTGCTGGACGGCGGTATCCGTCTGGGGCGGACTGTCACCGGATTTCGGGAGATGTACTTCAACAGCAATACCCACGGCGGACACTTCACGACCTATGAGGCAAAGGAAGATGCACAGAAGGCCATACAGGACAAGATCGGCGACATCTGCATCAGCATGAAAGCCGAGGATTATTTGCAGCTGCCGGAATTGGTGTATGACACGATCCCGGTGCAGCTGGACAGTAAGGCGGCGAAAGCGTATCAGCAGCTGGAAAGGGAAATGCTGCTGGAGGTGGACGAAACTACGATCGATGCCGGATCGGCGGCAGCGTTGTCCAACAAGCTGCTGCAGCTGTGTAACGGGGCTGTATACGACGAGAACCGCAGTGCGGTAGAGATCCACCGGTGCAAACTGGAGGCGTTTGAGGAGCTTCTGGAGCAGCTGCACGGGGCACCGGCACTGGTGTTTTACAATTTCCGGCATGACGTCACACGGATCACTACGTTGCTGGCGGGATCTAAGCTGCGTGTCCGTGTACTGCAAAATGCACAGGACGCAGCGGACTGGAACGCCCGTCAGATCGACATTCTGCTGGCACACCCGGCATCCTGTGCCTACGGGCTGAATTTGCAGCAGGGCGGAAACCATGTGGTCTGGTTCGGGCTGAACTGGTCCTTGGAACTGTATCAGCAGGCAAACAAGCGGCTGCACCGGCAGGGGCAGACAGCTACGGTTTTTGTACATCACCTTGCAGTGACCGGTACACGGGACGACGATGTCCTTGCTGCCCTGCAGGACAAGAACGCGACGCAGGACGCCCTGATCGACAGCCTGAAAGCGAGAATACGCAAAGCGAAGGAGACACAGCCATGATCACCAAACCCTGCGAAGCCTGCGGCAAGCTGCTGATCGGCGTGAAAGGTGACCGGAGATTCTGCAACGCCTGTGCCATACGCCGACGAAAAGTGTATCAGAAACAGTATCGGGAGAACCGGAAGAAAGACAACGCACGGCGAGCGTAAGCCTAACGCACGCGAGCGTTGACCGAGCATAACCGAGTGAAAGAAAGGAAGATGACACCATGACCCTAGAAACCCTGAAACAATGCCGCGGTGCATCGCTGGCACGTGCGAACGCCAAGCGGCGTATTGCAGAACTGCGGGAAGATGCAACAGGCATCAGCGGTATCCGATATGACGGTGATATGCCGCACACCAGAGGAGAGCCACTGTCACGGCAGCAGCGATACGTCGAGGCACTGGAACAGCTTTCCGCCGAATACGAAGAAACAACTGCCGCATGGGCAGAGAAGGCCGCAGAAGCAGAACGTGCCGTGCGGTTTCTGCCGCCGAAGCTGGGGGAACTGGTGCGGCTGCGATACATCGACGGGCTGAAATGGGAACAGATCAACGAACGGCTGTACCTATCGCCGACAACTTCCAAACGTCTGCATCACGCTGCACTGAAAAAAATGGGGCTGGAATAAAAGTTGGACTTTTATGGACCCCTCATCCTGTGCTATAATGATAATATCCAATACTGACAAGAACCGCTGCAAGGGTGACCTTCGGCGGTTCTTGCGTGCCGGAAAGGAGCGTGATCCGATGCCCTACAAACAGCGTACCCAGTGCCGCCACCCCGGCTGTCCGGTGCTGATCCCGGTAGGCAGCAAGTACTGTGACAAACACAAGCAGCTGCATCCTGACCGACTATCTGCCGTCAAGCGTGGCTACACCAGCCGGTGGCAGCGGATCAGCAGGCAGTATCTGCGGCAGCATCCTCTGTGTGTCCGGTGCGGCAGACCGGCACAGGTGGTAGACCACATCGTCCCCCACAGAGGCAAGGAGCAGCTGTTCTGGGACGAGAGCAACTGGCAGGCATTGTGCAAGGCTTGTCACGACAAGAAAACCGGCGAGGAGGACAGCCGCCCGACCTACGAGTATTAGGAAAATTACATAAAGCCATCAGACAAGCTTTATGCGTCGTTTCCCTAGGGGGAGGGGGTATCAAAATCTCTCCAAGGCAGGCTATGAAAAGACCGGCGCCCAACTCCGTGTGAGAGTTCGCGAAATGAAAGGAGGGGGTATCCGGCGGAAAACGGCAGGAGGTGACACGAAATGGCAGGAAGAAAACCGAAACCCACGAGTTTGAAGGTGCTGGAGGGCAATCCGGGCAAGCGGCAGCTGAACCCCAACGAGCCGAAACCGGACGCATCTGTCCCGAAGTGTCCGGCGTGGCTGAGCAAAGAGGCAAAGCGGGAGTGGAAACGGCTTGTGCCGTTTCTGGAGCAAGCCGGACTGCTCACACAGGTGGATCGTGCCGCTTTCGCCGGCTATTGCCAGTCCTATGCCGACTGGGTGGATGCCAAGGCACACATTGCCGCAGAGGGCAGCACTTTTGAAACACCTAACGGCTATCAGCAGCAGACCCCGTGGGTGTCCATTGCACAGACCAGTCTGAAAACCATGCTGAAATTCTGCACGGAATTCGGTTTGACACCGTCCTCCCGCAGCCGTATCGTGACGGCAAATGCACCGGAATCCGAGGCGGATGACATGGAAATGTTGCTGGGCGGTGACGGATGATGGGGAAAAACGACCTGCGTCCGGCGGAATTTCCCTGTCTGGAGCACTACGAGCCGTCCGGATTCATGCTCCCCACGTCCCATTATGATGCCAAAAAGGCAGACCGAGCCGTGGCGTTTATCGAAAATCTCCGGCACACCAAGGGAAAATGGGCAGGCAAGCGGTTCTGGCTGCTGCCGTGGCAGGAGCAGATCATCCGGGACGTGTTCGGCATCGTCAAAGAAAACGGCAAGCGGCAGTTTCTCACGGCGTATGTGGAGATCCCCAAGAAAAACGGCAAGTCAGAACTGGCGGCAGCGGTCGCCCTGTACCTGCTGTACGGGGACAACGAACCGTCCGCCGAGGTGTACGGCTGTGCCGCAGACCGGCAGCAGGCATCTATCGTCTACGACGTGGCAAAGCAGATGATTGCACAGTCGCCGGCACTGGAAAAGCGGTCGAAGGTCATAGATTCTGTCAAGCGTGTGGTGAACTACAGCAATGCCGGATTCTATCAGGTGCTGTCCGCCGAGGTCGGCACCAAGCACGGGCTGAATGTGTCCGGTCTGGTGTTTGACGAGCTGCACGCACAGCCGAACCGGAAGCTCTGGGACGTTATGACCAAGGGCTCCGGCGACGCCAGAGAGCAGCCGCTGTTCTTCGCTATCACTACCGCCGGGAACGACCGGAACAGTGTGTGCTGGGAACAGCATCAGCTGGCACTGGACATTCTCCACGGCAGAAAGGCAGACCCCACCTATTATCCGGTGGTGTATGGCTTGCCGGACGACGCAGACTGGAACGACGAAAAGAACTGGTACAAGGCGAACCCTTCGCTGGGACACACCATTCAGATCGATCGTGTCCGGAATCTGTACCGGCAGGCACTGGACAATCCGGCGGACGAGAACAACTTCAAGCAGCTGCGGCTGAATATGTGGACATCTTCTACAGTGGGCTGGATCCCGGAACACGTCTTTGACTGGGGCAGCACGCCCATTGACATGGCGGCACTGGAGGGCAGAACGTGCTATGCCGGACTGGACTTGTCCAGCACAACCGACATCACGGCATTTGTGCTGGTGTTTCCGCCGGAGAACGAGGACGCACCCTACATCGTGCTGCCATACTTCTGGCTGCCGGAGGACACCCTCGACCTGCGTGTCCGGCGTGACCACGTCATGTACGATGTCTGGGAAAAGCAAGGGTACATCTGCACCACAGAGGGCAATGTGGTACACTATGGCTTTATCGAAAACTTCATCGATGCACTGGGACAGAGATTCCACATCAAGGAGATCGCCTTTGACCGTTGGGGTGCGGTGCAGATGGCACAGGACTTAGAGGACATGGGCTTTACCATGGTACAGTTCGGACAGGGCTTTCGTGACATGAGCCCACCGTCCAAGGAGCTGATACGGCTGCTGCTGGAGAAACGCATTCAGCACGGCGGCAATCCGGTGCTGCGGTGGATGGCAGGAAACGCCGTCGTTCGGCGTGATCCAGCCGGGAACATCAAACCGGACAAGGAAAAGTCCACGGAGAAGATCGACGGCATCGTGGCACTGGTCATGGCACTGGATCGCTGTATCCGGCACAGAGATGATACAGAGAGCAGCGTGTACGATGAACGAGAATTGCTGGTTTTTTGAGGTGATGACACATGGGAATTTTTACAGGACTGTTCAAGTCCAGAGATAAGCCGAAGAACTACTACCACAGTCCGTCCTATGCCTATTGGTTCGGGCGGTCGAAAAGCGGTGCAGAGGTCAATCCCTTTACGGCGATGCAGCAGTCGGCGGTGTACGCTTGTATCAAGGTGCTGGCGGAATCCGTGGCACAGCTGCCCCTGCATCTGTACGAACGGACGGAACACGGCAAAGAGCCGGCAGTGCAGCATCCGCTGTACAAGGTGCTGCATGACCAGCCCAATCCGGAAATGACCTCGTACACGTTTCGGGAGGTGCTGATGACGCACCTGCTCATTTACGGCAACGCATACGCCCAGATCATCCGCAACGGTCGGGGCGAGGTGCTGGGGCTGTATCCGCTGGCGGCGAACCGTGTCCGGGTGGAACGGGAGGACAGCGGCGAGCTGGTCTATCTCTACCGCCGCTATGATGATGCGAACCCCAATTTCAGGGAACAGGGCGAGATCCGGCTGTATGACTTTGACGTGCTGCATATCCCTGGTATGGGCTTTGACGGGCTGGTGGGCTATTCGCCCATCGCTCTGGCACGGAACGCCATCGGTCTGGCTCTGGACTGTGACCAGTACGGCTCCAGCTTCTTTGCCAACGGGGCAGCACCCAGCGGCGTGCTGAAACATCCGGGCGTGCTGAAAGATCCCCAGAAGGTGCGTGACGCATGGGAAAAGGCTTATGGCGGAGCAGGGAACTCCCACAAGACCGCTGTGCTGGAAGAGGGCATGGACTACCAGCCCATTTCCATGACACCCCAGGATTCGCAGTTTCTGGAGACCCGAAAGTTCCAGATCGAGGAGATCGCCCGGCTGTACCGGGTGCCGCTGCACATGATCGGCGATCTGGATCACGCCACGTTTTCCAACATCGAGCAGCAGTCCCTGGAGTTTGTGCAGTTTACGCTGATGCCGTGGCTGACACGGTGGGAGCAGGAAATTCAGCGTTCCCTGCTCCTGCCTCAGGAGGAACGGCGGTATTTCGCAAAGTTCAATGTAGACGGCATGCTCCGGGGCGACTATAACAGCCGGATGCAGGGCTATGCCACTGCACGGCAGAACGGCTGGATGTCTGCCAACGACATCCGGGAGCGTGAGGACGAGAACCGCATTCCGGCAGAGGAAGGCGGCGACCTGTATCTGGTAAACGGCAGCTTCACCAAGCTGAAAGATGCCGGTGCATTTGCAAAAAATGGAGGCGAAAGCAAATGAAGAAGTTTTGGAACTGGCTGCGGAACGATGCAGACGGCGAGAGCGAGCTGTATCTGGACGGTGCTATTGCCAGTGAGACCTGGTGGGGCGATGAGGTCACGCCTGCCGCATTTCAGGCGGAGCTGAAGCAGCACACCGGAGATGTGACCGTCTGGATCAACTCGCCGGGCGGGGACGTGTTCGCAGCGGCACAGATCTACACCATGCTGCGGAATCACCCCGGCAAGGTCACGGTGAAGATCCACGGCATTGCCGCATCTGCCGCATCGGTGGTGGCAATGGCAGGGGACACCACGCTCATCAGTCCGGTGGGAATGCTGATGATCCACAATCCGTCCACCATGGCAGCCGGCGAGAAAAAGGACATGGAGCAGGCGATCGCTGTGCTGGAGGAAGTCAAGGAATCCATCCTGAACGCCTATGCGGCAAAGACCGGACTGTCCCGGAATCGTCTGGCAAAGATGATGGATGCGGAAACGTGGCTGAACGCCAACGAGGCAATGCGGCTGGGATTCGTGGACGGCATCCTGTTCGCCGAGGACGATCCAGACAAAAAGCCGGAGGAGAATCCGGACGAACCCGACGAAGAGCCGGAAAAAGAGCCGGATGAGCCGGACGAGCCCGACAAGAAAGACCCCCCTGCACAGGCGTATTCCCGGAAACAGACGATGCAGTCGTTTCTGGCAAAGCTGGGGCAGAGCAAAAGCGACAGAACCGTGGACGCCGCACAGCTGCGTGCACGGTTGAACCTACTGAAACCGTAAGGAGGAAAAGCGAATGACTATGACAGAGAGAATGCAGCGTCTGACAGCACTCCGGCAGGAGCGTGCTGCAAAGTGGGACACCGCCAGAACATTTCTGGATTCCAAGACCCACAACGGCAGAATGAGCGAGGCAGACGCTGCCGCATATGAGACCATGGAGAAGGAACTGACCGATCTGGGCAACGACATTGCCCGTCTGGAACGTGCCAACGAGCTGGAGGCAGCTATGAATGCCGCCGCTGATCCCATTCTGGGCGAACCCCGCAGCGGCAAGGCTGCCGGCACAGGCACTGCGTCTGCATCGTACAAGCAGGCGTTCTGGGATGCGATCCGGAACAAGCACTATACCGCTGCGGTGCAGAACGCATTGCAGGTGGGAACGGACACCGAAGGCGGCTATCTTGTCCCCAGCGAGTTCGAGCGTCAGCTGATCGAGGCACTGGAGGAGGAGAACGTGTTCCGTACACTGGCGACCGTGATCACCACAGCATCCGGCGACCGGAAGATTCCCATTGTCAGCGACAAGGGCGAGGCATCGTGGATCGACGAGGAAGGCACCTTCCCGCTGTCGGACGATACCTTCGGACAGAAGTCCCTGGGTGCGTACAAGGTGGGTACGGCACTGAAGGTTTCCACAGAGCTGCTCAATGATGCCGCCTTTGATCTGGAGGCGTACATCTCCAGAGAGTTCGGTCGCAGACTGGGTACAAAGGAAGAGGAGGCGTTCTGGGTCGGTGACGGCAAGAGCAAGCCGACCGGTATTTTCAATGCCACCGACGGTGCAGAGACCGGCGTGACTGCCGCATCGGCATCGGTGACCTTTGACGATATGCTGGAGCTGTACTACAGCCTGAAAAGCCCGTACCGCAAGAAGGCGACATGGGCGATGAATGACGCTACCGTCAAGGCACTCCGCAAAGTCAAGGACACCACAGGGCAGTACATCTGGCAGCCGTCTGTGGTTGCCGGCGTGCCGGACATGATTATGAACCGTCCGTATGTGACTTCCAGCTACATTCCGGCTCTGACATCCGGCAAGACCGGCATTGCCTTCGGCGATTTCAGCTACTACTGGATCGGCGACCGGCAGGGCATCACCTTCAAGCGTCTGGACGAGCTGTTCTCCATGACCGGACAGGTGGGCTTCCTGGCATCCAAGCGTGTGGACGGCAAGCTGATCCTGCCTGAGGCGGTAAAGCTGCTGGCAGTGAAGTGACGGAGGTGCTGTATGGTGACGCTGGAAGAGGCAAAGAACTATCTCCGTGTGGAGCATTCCGAGGACGACGAGCTGATCCAGTCCCTGCTGCTGACTGCAAAGCAGACGGTGCAGGACGTGGGCAGGGTGTCGGCAGAGCAGTATGAGCAGGAGGAGACCTGTCACACTGCCACGCTGTACGCCGTCGCCTATCTGTATACCCACCGGGAGAACGCCGACCACAACGTCCTGCTGTTGACGCTGCGGGCAATGCTGTTTGCACAGCGAGAGGGAGTGATCTGATGGCAGTATCGATTGCAGAGAGAAATCAGCGTATCACCGTGCAGCAGAATGAAACGGTGACAGACCGCATCGGCAACCACACCAGTGCATGGACGGATTTTTTGGAGCTGTGGGCAAACGTGACAATTACTGCATCCACGGAGGGAACAGAGGCGGGTGTTACGTCCATGCGGCAGACGATGAAAGCGATCGTGCTGAAAAGTACCACGACAACGGCACTGTGCAGCAACCGCCACCGGATCCTGTTCGGCGGCGAGGTCTACAACATTACCAGTGTGATGCCGTACTACACCAGCGGCGATCTGGTGCAGATCACGGCGGTGTCGCAGCAGGAAAGGCTGGTGGAATGTGATGAGCAATGTGGATATTGACGATCTGGCAGCGGCGGTGATGGACGGGCTGGAGGAGTATGTGGAGCTGGCGGAGGACGCCATGAAAGACGCTGTCACACAGACGGCAAAGGCAGTCCGGAAAGAACTGGTGACCACATCTCCAGACGGCAAGACCGGCAGATACCGGAAGGGCTGGCGTGCGTCTGTAGTGGAAGAAAAGGCACATATGCGGCATATGTCCGTACACAACCGGAAGTATCAGATCGTACACCTGCTGGAAAAGGGGCACGCCAAGCGGAATGGTGGGCGTGTGGCTGCCAGACCGCACGTTGCTCCGGCAGAGGAACACGGTGCAGAGATGCTGGAAACCCTGATTACAGAAGCGTTGGGAGGCTGAGCGTATGACCTATGAAGAGATCACGGCGATGATGCAGGAGATCGGACTGCCCTGTGCATACCACCATTTCGCAGAGGGTGAAAGTCCGCCGCCGCCGTTTGTGGTGTACCTGTCGCCGGGAGAACATACGCTCCACGCCGACAACATCAACTATTACAGCTGGAAGCAGCTGGACGTGGAACTGTACACAGACACGAAAGATCCGGACGCAGAGCAGCGGGTGGAAGATGTCCTGACCGCACACGAGATCAGCTATGTAAAATCGGAAACATGGATCGAGAGCGAACGGCTCTATGAAGTCCTGTATGAAATGGAAGTCTGACTTAGAATGAAGGAGGCTGGCGTATAAAATGGCAGCAGGAAAGAAAAACAAGGTAAAATTCGGTTTGAACAAGGTGCATTTTGCGATGTGCCATATTGATGATGACGGCAATGCCACATATGACACACCGGTGCGGATCCCCGGCGGCGTGTCGCTGTCGGTGAACCCCTCCGGCGAGCCGGAGAACTTCTATGCGGACAACCGTGTGTACTACGTCATCAACAACAATTCCGGCTATGAGGGGGATCTGGAGCTGGCACTGTTGTCGCTGGAATTTCGCAAGGACGTGCTGGGCGAGCTTCTGGATCAGAAGGGTGTGCTGGTGGAAAAGAATGATGCAGAGCTGAAACAGTTTGCACTGCTGTTTGAGTTCGACGGCGATGTGAATCACATCCGCCATGTGCTGTATTGCTGCACAGCGTCCCGTACCGCAGTAGAGGGCGAAACCAACACAGATACCAAGACACCGAAAACGGAAACCTGCTCCTTCACTGCCGCAGCACTGGACAATGGTCTGGTCAAGTGCCGTACCTGTGAGGGAACGGATTCTGAGGTATACGCAAACTGGTACAAGGCGGTGTATGTACCGAATGTGACAGAAGCAACGGGGGAATAAGCAATGCTGGAAAAGAAGATCATGATCGACGGCAAGCCGGTGAAATTCCGTGCCTCTGCCGCCGTTCCAAGACTGTACATGGCACTGACCGGCTCTGACATTTTTTCTGACATCGGAGATCTGACAGAGCAGTTCCACAAGCCGGCGGGAACCGGTGAGCAGCAGAAAGCACAGATCGATCTGAAAGATCTGGGCAAGATGAGCACGTTTGAGAACATCGCCTATGTGATGGCAAAGGCGGCGGACAGCAGCGTGCCGGACACGGTGGAGGAATGGCTGGATCAGTTCGGCATGATGTCCGTCTGGCGTGCATTCCCGCAGATCGCAAAGCTGTGGGCAGCCAGCCAAAAGACAAACGTAGACCTTAAAAAAAAGAACGTCCGACAGAACGCCCGATGACGACGGCACTGTTCCTGCTCCGGTGTGTGGAGCTGGGGCTTTCGATGGAGGACTTGAACGTCCTGACATACGGCATGGTGATCGATATGTTTTCAGAGCGTTCCAACGATGATTATGACTATCCGATCCGTGCGACACAGCGGGATTTTGACACATTCTGAGGGAGGTGAAGTACTGTGGCAAACGATAGGCGTATCAAGGGATTGACCATTGAGATCGGCGGCGACACCACGCAGCTTTCGGAATCCCTGCATGACGTGAACAAGTCCATTACTTCTACACAGGCACAGCTGAAGGATGTGGAAAAGCTGCTGAAGCTGGACCCTACCAACACGGAAATGCTTGCCCAGAAGCAGGAACTGCTGACGCAGGCGATCAGCAAGACAGAGGAAAAACTGGAAACGCTGAAGGACGCAGCCGTGCAGGCGGAAAAGCAGCTAGGAGAGGGGAAAATCTCACAGGAGCAGTTCGCCGCATTGCAGCGCGAGATCGCAGCAACAGAGATCGAACTGAAACGATACGATTCCCAGCTGGATACTGCGGCAGATGCCACGGAAAATCTGGGCGACGCTGCGGAGCAGGCGGCACAGGATTCCGGCGAGGCAAGCGAGGAGATCGGCGAACTCAGCGATGCGGCAGACGATCTGGGAGATGCAGCGGAGGATGCCGGTGACGGTACAAAAGACCTTGGTGAATCTGCCAGGGATTCCGGCGACGGCTTTTCCGTTCTGGACGGGGCTGTGGCGACCTTTATCGGAAACGGTCTGACTGCACTGGTGAGTGCCATCGGCGATGCCATTTCCACATTTGCCGAACTCAGCGAATCTACGCAGGAGTACCGGGAGAATATGTCCAAGCTGTACACTGCCACATCTGCGGCAGGCATGGATGCGGACTACATCACACAGGCATACAGCCAGCTGTACGGCGTTCTGGGCGATGAAACTGCCACCACGACCACTATTTCCAACTTTGAAAAGCTGGGCGTATCCATGCAGGACATGGACAGCCTGCTGGACAGTGCCACCGGTATCTGGGCGGTGTACGGCGATTCCATTCCGCTGGACGGTCTGGCAGAGAGCGTCAATGAAACGGCGAAGGTCGGACAGATCACCGGCACAATGGCGGATGCGATCAACTGGGCATCTGCCAGCAATGACACATGGACAAATGCTCTCAGCGGCAATGCGGCGGCACTGTCCGCATTTCAGAGCGGCGTATCCCAGGGAATGAGTGCAGAGGACGCATTCAACGAGGCACTGGCTGCCTGCGGTGATGAGCAGGAACGGCAGCAGCTGATTATCAGCACGCTGAACGGACTGTACGCCGACAGTGCGGAAACCTATCGGGAGAACAATGCGTCCATCATTGATGCACGGGAAGCAACGGTCAACTATCAGGACGCTGTGGCAGGCGTAGGAGCTGCCATGGAGCCGCTGCAAACCACCATGACCAATTTCAAGGCGAATCTAATCTCCGGCGTATCTCCTGCATTGCAGGAACTGTCTGACGCCTTCATAGATGTGATCACCGGTGCGGACGGGGCAGAGGAAGGCATTGCATCTGCCGTTACGGGGCTGGTGGATACCGTTTCTTCTATGGCATCAGACCTGCTTCCGCAGCTTCTGGAAATGGGAACACAGATTCTCGGAGGCATTATGCAGGGGCTTGCACAGAGTACACCTACGCTGATGGCTACTGTTTCTGATATGATTCTGCAATTGATTCAGGCGATAACAGCGTTTTTACCGCAGTTCGCAGAAGCAGCCGTCACCATTGCCGGAAGCATCGTCACGCAGCTGACTGCTTTTGTGCCGCAGCTGCTGCAGGCGGCGATCACACTGCTCATGGCAATTGTAGATGCTGTACCGATGATCGTCAACACGCTTGTACCAATGCTGCCGCAGCTGATCACAGCAATTGTGACAGCATTGCTCGGTGCAGTGCCGCAGCTGTTACAGGCTGCCACGACCCTGCTCATGGCAATTGTGAATGCTTTGCCCACGCTCATCACCGCACTGACAGCAGCTCTGCCGCAGATCCTCACAGCGATCACGAACTGCCTGCAGGCGTCGGTTCCGGTACTGCTGCAGGCGGCGATCACACTGCTCATGGCGATCGTGGACGCACTGCCGGCGATCATTGACGCACTGGTGGCTGCAATTCCGGTCATCATCACCACGCTGGTGGACTTTTTCACGAACAACATCGATACCATTCTGGACGCAGCCATTCAGCTGCTGATGGCTCTGGTGGATGCGATTCCGGAAATTCTGGTGGCTCTGGGCAATGCACTGCCGCAGATCATCAGTGCGATTCTGAATGCCGTGGTAGACGCTGTGCCGAAGCTGCTGAAAAAGTCAAGGGAACTGTTCGGGAAGATCATGGAGGCACTGGGCGAACTGCTGGGCAAGCTGCCCGGCAAGATGCTGGAAGTACGGGATTCCATTGTCAACGGCATCCGCAATTCCCTCGGCTCTATCGGTTCTGCCGCAGCGGACATTGTCAGTGCGATCTGGGATCACATCAAGGAACTGCCGGGCATGATGCTGGACGTAGGACGAGATCTGGTGGAAGGCTTGTGGAACGGTATCAGTGACATGGTGGGCTGGATCGGGGACAAGATCTCCGGGTTCGGCGACAGTGTACTGGGCGGACTGAAAGACTTTTTCGGCATTGCGTCGCCATCCAAGGTGATGCGTGACGAGGTCGGCAAGTTCCTGCCTGCCGGCATTGCGATCGGCATTGAGGATTCCACCCTGTCCGCTGTGAAGTCTGTCCGCAGCATGGCAGACAAGCTGCGGAATACTGCGGTAGAAAGCCTGAACGGCATGACATCCGGTGCAGCATACCGAATGCAGCAGAACCCCATGACGGCAGCCGTCCGGAAAAATGCCGCTGTCGTCAACAACTACTATAAGACCGACAACAGCCGAACGGTAAACCAGACCAACACCAGCCCCAAGGCACTGTCCCGTCTGGAGATCTATCGGCAGACCAACAACGCACTGAACCGGTGAGGTGAACCATCATGAAATACCATTTGATTCTGGAAAACGCCGCCGGAGAGCAGCTGGACATGAGCACAACGGCAAACCGTTATATGATGTCAAAAGTCACCGGACTGGATCCGCCTGGTGCGACGATCAGCACGGCGACCTATGCCACCATGAACGGCAGCCAGCTGAACCGGGCGTTTCTGGAAAAGCGGAACATCGTCATTTCCTTTGAAATGCGTGGTGTCGGCGTGGAGAAACGGCGGCACAGGCTGTATCGTGTGGCAAAGCCGTCGGAATACATCAAGGTGTATTACCGGACATCCAACATCGATGTCTATACAGAGGGTGTTGTGGAAACCTGTGAGCCGTCCCGGTTTGATATGCCGGTATCCGGTCAGATCAGCATCCTCTGTCCGGACGTATACTTCTACAGTACACAGGACACCATTGTGCAGCACGGCAGTATCGTCAGCGGTTTTAAGTTTCCGTTTGCTATTGCAGAAAAGCCCGGTGTGCCGCTGGGCGTGTATCGGACCGACAACAGCATCACCATACAGAACAACGGCGACACCATCGGCATGGAGATCACGCTGGAAGCCAAAGGCGGCATCGTGGGAACGCCGACGATCTATAACGCCGACACCGGAGCTTATCTCCGGATCACCGGGGATATTCTGGAGGGCGACAAGATCACCATTACCACCAGACACGGACACCGCACGGTGACGCTGACAAGAAACGGTGTTTCCACGCCGATCATGAACCGGTGGGTGTCTGGTTCTGACTGGCTGGAGCTTCCCACAGGGGAATCCCATTTTTATCTCACGGCAATGAAAGGGCTGAAATATCTGATCGTGACATTTCGGCATACAGATGTCTATCTGGGGGTGTGACAATGTATCTGGAAATTTTTCAGACCGCCAGTGCGGAAAACGGTCTGGGCGTAACGCTCACCGGCATATGCGACACGTTTTCCAGTCTGATCTGGGACGTGGAGTATTTTTCACCGGGAAAGTTTGAGGTGTACGTTTCCGCCAATGCGGACACCATCGCCCTGTTCCGGCGTGGGAACATTGTGGGCAGAAGTGACGACAAGCAGCACTACGGCATCATTGAGGGCGTGTATCTGCGGACAGATGCGGAGAACGGCGACTATCTGACGATCTCCGGACGGTTTCTCATGTGCCTGCTCAGCCGCCGCATCATCACGCCTACGCTGTCGTTTACGGCATACCGCACATACGGCGAGATCGTGCAGACCGCCGTCCAGAAAAACTGCATCACCCCGTGGACAGCGGCAGAGCGTGGGATCCCGTCCCTGAAAATCGGCACAGTGTCCGGGGAATGCTGGGAGATCAAGAACGTCCTGCAGGTCAGCTATGAGAACCTCATGGACTGGATCTATACCGTGTGCCGGAATATTGGCGGCACTGCCAACATTCGGCTGCGTGAAGTCGATACCGGCAAGTACGCCATGTTTCTGGAACTGTCTCAGGGGACAGACCGCAGCATCATGCAGCAGGAAAATATGCCGGTGGTGTTTTCCGATGCCTATGACAATCTGCTGACGTACATCTATAATTCGGACTATTCCGAATATCGGAACTATGCCTATATCTACGGCGAAGGGGAAGGAATCCGGCGGCAGTCCGCTGCCTGCTATTCCGGAGAGGAAACGCCGACGGGGCTGTCACGCTATGAGATCTATGTCAATGCAAGCGACTTGTCTCAGACGATCCGGAACGACGACGGTAGCGAAACTGTGGTTTCCGATTCGGAGTATAAAGAGATGCTGCGGGAACGCGGCACAGAGAATCTAGTCGCTCCTGTGCTGTCCAGTGAGGCAACCATTGTGACGGAGAGCCACCAGTTTGTCTATGGAAAAGATTATCAGGTCGGCGATTTTGTCACTATGCAGCACACCGGATACGGCATACAGATCCCACGGGTGCGGCTGGTGGGCATGATTGAAAGCTTTGACAGTGAAGGCTATGGGCTGACACCTGTCGTACAGGAATGAGGTGCATCAAAATGGAATGTGGTTTTTTCAACAGCAAAGGAGAGGACAGGCTCTATAACGCAGAGCATTTCACAAGCTATCTGTCCAGTATGATCTGCAACGGCGTGCAGGATACTGTGGGCGAATGCTTTGCCCCGTCTGTGTCTGAGGGCGACGGTCTGTTGCTGACCATCGGCAGCGGCAAGGCGTGGATCAATGGGCATTACGCACAGACAACGACCAGCGAAAAGCTGGATCTCTCTGCATATGTAGACGAATCTCTGGGACGGTGCGTTGCTGTCGGTGTCTACTGTGATACTAGCGAATCGGTGCGGGACTGCGGCTTTGAAGTACTTGCCGGCACCTGCTCCGGCAGTCCCAGACCGCCGAAATTTTCCAACACGGAGAACAGGACATATCTGACGATCTGCACCGTGCGTCTGCGTCCCGGTGCAGCGTCTATCCTCAGCGGCGACGTGACGGACTGCAGGAACGACGAAACCCTCTGCGGCTACTGCAAGTGTATTCTGGGCAAATGCGGCGTTACCGTACTGCAGGAACAGATGGCGGCACTGGAAAGCCGGATGGACGCTCTGGAAAAGAAAATGGATGCTCTGGATGTCAAAGTGTTGGATTCCGGAACGTGCGGCGAAAATGCAGCGTACACCCTGTATACCAACGGTCTGCTGCGTATCTCCGGCAGCGGTGCAACAGACGACCAGGCGGAGATGAGCGTGTGGGCGAAAAACGGAACGGCGGACAATATCACAAAAATTATTGTGGACGACGGCATCACGAAAATCGGACATTATTTCTTCCGTGGGCTTTCCAACGTGACCTCCGTTCTGATTGCACAGACGGTTTCAGAGATCGGCACATACGCATTTGCCGATTGCAGCAAGCTTTCCGGAATCGCCCTGCCGCCTGTTCTGACCAAGCTCAGCAGCCGTACATTTTCCGGCACAGGTATTGCAGCACTTTCCGTTCCGGTTTCGGTATCTACCATCAGTTTGCAGGCGTTTTACGGAACGGCAATCGAAAATCTGGTTTATGCCGGTACGAAGGCACAGTGGAATGCTGTAGAGAAACAAACGAATACAACAACTCCATCCCTGACGGATTCGTGGGACGTGACAGGAACAGATCCGGACACCTTCCTGAAAAAGGTGATTTGCTCTGACGGAACCTATGTGCGGAACACCAGCGGAAAGTGGAGTGTTGAATAACAGAGAGGTGAAAAAATGCTGAAATTTTGCATCTATGGGCAGAAAATGGAACTGATAAACCGTCAGGCGATCGCCGATCAGCAGATCTGTTTCGTGGATATGTGCTTTCTGTTCTCTCCGGACTGGGAACAGATGGACAAAACGGCACAGTTCGCACAGGGCGAAAAGACCTATAACGTGCATCTAGGCACGGGCAACGTCTGCCGCTGCCTGCTCCCTGCGGAGCTGCAGACCGGCTGTGTCAGCGTCAGCGTGTTCGGCTATGCGGCGGACGGATCTGTCCGTGCAACGACCGTTCCCCTCGGCATCGGCATCAAGCGTTCCGGTTTTCGGGGCGACGGCGAAACACCGATCCCGCCCACACCGGACTTGTATGCACAGCTGCTGGACGCCATCGACAAGAAGATCGCATCCCTCCATGACGGCAAGGACGGCGTAGACGGAAAATCCGCCTATGAGATCGCCGTAGACAACGGGTATCCCGGCACGGAGCAGGCGTGGCTGGCATCTCTCAAAGGGGACAAGGGCGACACCGGCGAACCGGGAGCAGCTGGCGAAAAGGGCGAGCCCGGCGAAAAAGGTGACACCGGAGCTGCCGGAAAAGACGGCAGGGACGGCACAGACGGTGCGACAGGACGTGACGGAGTAAACGGTGCGTCTGCCTATGAAATCGCCGTACAGCACGGCTACAGCGGCTCAGAAACGGCATGGCTGGAATCCCTGCACGGGGCGGACGGAGCAAAGGGCGATATCGGAGCATCCGGCAAAGACGGTGCAGACGGATTTTCTCCTGTCGCAAAGGTGGAGAAGTCCGGCAGCGTGGTGACCATCACCATTACAGATGCCAACGGTACAACGATCGCAACGCTGACAGAGGGTGCAGCCGTAGACCTCACCCCATACGCAAAGACGGTCTATGTGGACGAAAAGGTGCAGGAGCTGTCCGACAGCCTGACGTATACCTTGCAGGAGCATACGCTGTCCATCACGCATCTGGAGGAATCCGCACACACCCATGACAATCTGGAAACGCTGAACAAGATCAGTGGAACAGAGTGGACACAGCTGGTTTCCACCAGGCACTATCACAACAACATAGAAACGCTGAACCGCATCAGTCCGGGGGACTATGAGAATCTGAGCAGCAAGTTCCCGGCGAGAATCACGGCATTAGAGGATTCTCTGGGTGACATCGCCGCAGCTCTGGCGGACATTGTGGAGGTGACCGAGTAAATGGCAACAATCGCACAGTATATCGCAGAGATCAACCACCAGCGTGACCTGCTGGCAGGGCATTTGGTTGTCCGTGGCATCATTGCAACGGCAGATGAAAAGCTGAATCTGCTGGTACACAAGGTTTCCCTGCTGCCCTCTGGTTCGACCGAAAAAACAGTGGTTTTTGATGCAGACCACCGGAAAAATGTGAGCCTGCTCTACAACGGCACGCTCTACAGTCTGGAAGATTTCGTGTCACAGTATCCGGACTTCTGTAGTTCCAAGAACGAGTACGCACTGAACTATTCCACATCCATTTTCGGATGGGATTACAGCTGCTTTACCTGTTCGACTGTGCCGCTGACGCTCTCTGCGGCAACACAGATCGCCGTGCGGTTTCTGGCAAGCAGCACGGAGACCGGCATCATGCGGCTGGTGCAGTCGGACAGCGGCACGGCAGAGGACATTCTCAGCAAGGCACAGACAGAGGGCAGCTACATTGACCTGTCCCTGCAATGGCTGTACAGCACGGACTACATCACCACGCTGACACCCTGCGAAGGTGTCACAACAGGCACATATTATCTGGCATGGGTCGGGCGGAGCAACAACAGCCATCCGCTGATCCGTTCCATCACAGCGATTTAAGGGGGAGCATATCATGAATATTGTAGAAGTAGTGGAGCAGCTGAAACAGGGCAAGGCAATCAAGCGGAGCAGCTGGGGAACCGCTGAGATCAAGGCGGCACAGCTGGACAATGGACAGTACCAGATCTTCGCATCCGGCGATCTGACACCGGAAATGCTGGTGCTGCTGTCCGGAGATTATGAGGCAGAGGGGGAGACGGCATGAAGGAATGGCTTTGTACAATCGTTGGAACGGTTGGCGGTGTGATCGCCGGACTGTTTGGCGGCTGGGATACGGCGTTGGCAACGCTGTTGATTTTTATGGCGGTAGACTATGTGACGGGATTGATCGTTGCGGCTGCCGGAAAATCGCCGAAGGGCAAGCTGTCCAGCAAGATCGGCTGGAGAGGACTTGCCAAAAAGTGTGTTGTGCTGCTGTTGGTTCTGGTGGCAGCACAACTGGATGCAGTTCTCGGCGTGGACTATGTGCGTGCTGGTGTTTGCGTTGCATTTTTGTGCAACGAGGTGATCTCCATTTTGGAAAACGCCGGCTTGATGGGCGTTCCACTGCCAGCAGTGCTGAAAAACGCTGTGGAACTGCTGCAAAAGAAAGATAAATAAAGAAACACCGCCCGACAGCGTACAGGCTGCCGAACGGCGTGGTGTGGGGTTATTCGTTGCTGTCTGTGTTATCCCGGCACAGAGCGTCCAGTGTCACGCCCAGTGCATCTGCCAGCTTGATGGCGTTTGCAACAGTACATTGATTTCGCTTTTCAATGTTTTCGATGGTGCGGACGGGAACATCTGCCAGGGCGGACAGTTTCGGCACAGAATATCCCTTCTCTTTTCGGATTTTTCTTAGGTTCATTTTTTTCCCTTCCGGTAAAAATAGATCACGAGTTTTGCGATGCCAAAGCATATCAGCAGGCATCCCAGTTTGGTGAGTGTTCCCATTTTGTTGACATTGGCAGATTTCTATGGTATAATAGAAAAGCAGCAGGGAGGGTGTTTTTCGCACCCTATGCCGCCCGTTCTGTTAGTCGATGATTTTATCAATCAGGATTAGCAGAACTCCTACGATGAAGTCTACCAACGCTCCGATCAGAAGATTGCTGACATCAATCTTTGACTTTGGTTTTTTGCGTTTGGTGGGCTTCTTTTTTTGTTTTGCCAATGATGTTCTCACCTCCTCTCTATGATACTATTATACCACATATTTTGGTGGTTGTCAAGAAAATTCCGGAAAAAAATCTGAAAAATACGACAAATAACAGGCATCGGATTTGTACATTTTGTACAGAGAAAAAGGAGATGATTTCATGACATTGAAAACCTATTCCAACAGCGATACCACGCAGATTTCGGCACATTTCAACGTCAGAGAGTTTCGCTGCAAATGCGGCGGAAACCACAGCTGCCAGATCGCCGCAGAACTGGTGGACAAGCTGGAGCAGCTGTATGCGGCGTTGGACTGCGGCAAGATCATCGTCAACAGCGGCTACCGCTGCACAGCACACGACAAGGCAGTCGGCGGCAACGGAGCAGGGCAGCACACCAAAGGGACAGCGGCAGACGTAGTGTGCTACGACAATTCCGGCGGTATTATTTCCGCAAAGACGGTGTGCTGCAAGGCACAGGATCTGGGCTTCGGCGGCATTGCCAATATCAGTGCAAAGTACCAGGCAGTGCATCTGGATGTCCGCACCGGCAGCCGGTACTACGGCGACGAAACCAAAGGCACAAACACGGTGACAAGCGATTTCTACATCTATTTCGACATCGCCAAAGACAGCCGGAAAGAAACGGCAAAGGGCATTGACGTTTCCAAGCATCAGGGCGTGATCGACTGGGACAAGGTCAAGGCATCGGGGCAGGTGGATTTTGCGGTGATCCGTGTGGGCATCGGCAGTGACATTGCGGAGCAGGACGATGCACAGGCAGTGCGGAACATGACGGAGTGCGAACGTGTGGGGCTGCCCTACGGTGTGTATCTGTATTCCTACGCACTGACCACACAGGAGGCAGAGAGCGAGGCGGCACATATGCTGCGGATGATATCCGGCAGAAAGCCGACTGTCGGCGTGTGGATCGACATGGAAGATGCGGACGGCTACAAGCAGAAACACGGCAAGCCGCTGGATACCGCAAACGGCAGCTTGTACACGCAGATCTGCCGGACGTTCTGTGACAGGACTCCCGGAGCAGGTGTGTACAGCAGTACCAGCGTATTGCAGCATATTCTGACGGTGGGTGATCTGCCGGTCTGGGCGGCTCAGTGGGGCAGTCAATGCACCTACAGCGGAGCTTACCAGCTGTGGCAGTACAGCAACAAGGGCAGCGTGGACGGCATCTCCGGCAGCGTGGATCTGGATTATTTCTACGGCAAGTTAGGTGCAGCTGCGGCAGGTGATGCTGACAGCAGCGGCATTTCCACGGAAAGCGGCACGTTGGAACAGATTTTGCAGCATGTTGCGAGCATTGACAAGAAACTGAAATGAGAAAATAGTGAAAAAATGTTGCTTATAGGTGGTAAAAAGCACTCTTGAACGTGATGTTCAAGAGTGCTTTTTTAACTACAGTCAATCTGTTTGTATCGATTCCTTTATACTTGAAAAGTACTTTTTAAATAATGCCTTTAATTTACGCATTCTTTTTTTGTTGTTTCTATGCTCTTCATATGAAATATTCGCATACTGAACATTATTTCTTTTCATCATTTGCTCACTGGAAAAATGCTCCAGATGTTTAAATGCTTTTTTGAATTCCATATCTTTTATTTCTTTTATAAATTCACTCTTTAGATCTTCTTGAACTATTCCAAGTGATGCAGCAAGTCCTTTTTGAAATTTGGTGACAAGAGTTGAAATGCCATCTGGCTTATCAGGCAATACTATTTTTTGAAAAATTCTTACTTTATAATCGTATTTTGTCCACTTACGTTTGGTGCGAATATATAACAAATGTATCAAGCAAAATATAGCTAATAAAAGAATTAATGCGGCTTGTGAAGAAACAAAGCACTTACTTTTTATATCTCCTTTACAAATCCAAAGAAAGAAATCGGAGTAAAGCACATAAATTAAAATTAAGTTTATTAGTAGGACATAAGAATATTTATGGGCGAGTCGACAGAAAATATTTACGTTATGATATTTCTTTTTACAATAGCCGTCACCACAAGATCCACAACACTTATTTATTTCATTTTCATTAATTGATATATGTTTACATCTTGTGCTTATTTTCTTCCCCGTCATTTTACCGACTAAATACAAAAGTGCAAAAATAGTATTAAATAAAATAAATCCACTTAATGCAACAATGAATACTAGGCGATATGGCGTAGGCTCGGCCATATCTTTGAGAACTCCTGTTTCAAATGTTATTCCACCTGAAAAAGCAAGAATAACAGCTGAAAAAATAGTCAATGCTGTAATAGAAGAAATTTTATTGCTTTCTAACTTATCATCAATTCCGTCAAGCCCTTTTTTTGCACTTGTGACAACAGGTCTTATTTTATCAATATCTCTTTTTAAATCTTGAACTTCTTTGGATACATCATTAAAACTTTTTGAATCATTTTGAGAAGCTAGACCAGTATTCGCTTTTTGAACGTTTTCAAATCTTAATTTGATAAAATTATATCTTCCAATTTCTAGTTTAATATGATCAGCAAATTTCTTATAGCCAGAAAGCATATTTCCATAATCGTTTGAATTTTCTTCCCCATTACACAATTCGTAAATCCTGTTCATTAAAAAATTGAGATTTTCCCCTAAAATTTCCAATGTTTCAGAATCAGATTTTTCAGAAATGATTGCTTGCACCTTGAAAAAAATATCTGAATAAG